CCTTGCGGGGCTCCCGGCGCAGTACAACACTTCTCACCTATGGTGTACCAACTACATTGTTGGTGAGAATTGGAGTGAATTAACACTCCATGGACCCTTCCACCTCTACCTATCTTAAGGAGTTCTTGTGACACGTATAAGACAGCGGCCTTTATGGGACTGGTCAAACCAGATCCGTAGGGGACGCCGCATCTTGTCACGTAAGACAATATGGGACGGGAGTAATAGCGTCGTAAAAACTACGACCTATGCCTCTCCAACCCATAATGCGAACTCGCTTAAGAGTTCTGAGGTTACTCAGGACGATATTCATCCCTCCTGGAGTTATTCCCGGCCAACAGCCGGGGTAACTTCTGGTGACACGGGTGGCCCATTCTTCAACCAGAAGAAAACTGTGAGAGTGGTTTATCCCACTTCTCAGAGTGCTTCTGGGACGTCGAATGATGGCTATTTTGAGGACAAAGTTGAATACTTTGGCCCCATTTTGGCTACCACTGTGGACAGCTCGTTAGCCTGGCCCGTTCCTACTCTTAAGAACTTGAGTAGTATGGGCACGACTGCGATTGCCCGGTGTAAGCCAACCAATGCACCAGCCGACCTGTCCAATTTCCTTATCGAGCTTCGCCGAGAGGGGCTCCCGAAATTATTCGGGGCCACTCTTTGGGAGAAGCATGCACTCTCTGCCCGCTCTGCGGGTGAAGAGTACTTAAATAAGGAATTTGGTTGGGATCCTCTCGTCGGTGATATTCGTGACATCAGTCACGGTATCACTCACGCTCATTCTGTTTTAACACAGTATGAACGTGATTCCGGACGATTGGTTAGGCGAAGGTATGAATTTCCGGTAGAGAAGACTGACTCGGTTGTGTTAGTTTCGTCTTATGACCCGGTTTTATACCCGGATCATACGGCGTTATACAACCTTGGCAGTCCCAGGAACTCGCTTTACAAACGTACCCAGACTTCTTCAAGAGTCTGGTTTTCAGGAGCTTTTACGTACCATCTTCCTTCCGACTATTACAGTCGGAGGGAGACGGAAAGTATGGCAGCTAAGGCCTCGGTCTTGTTGGGCCTTGACCTTAGTCCTGAAGTCGTTTGGAATGCGATGCCTTGGACGTGGGCCATCGACTGGTTTTCCAGTATCGGAGACGTTATTTCTAACGTTTCCGACTGGGCTACCGATGGCTTGGTGTTGAAGTATGGTTACATTATGGAACATCATGTCCATAAAGTGACATACTTTCAGGTAGGCAAAGGGAGATTCAAAACTCCCGGCCTATACTGTTCACCTGTCGAAGTTTGCGTGGAAACCAAACGACGAGAGGTGGCGACACCATTTGGGTTCGGGCTTTCCTGGAGTGGCTTAACGCTACGCCAGAAGGCCATTGCTGCTGCGCTGGGTTTGACCCGACGCTGACAGCAAGTGCTTGCCCTGTGTCCGAGCCATTGGGGCTCGTGACCCGAGTCCTAGGAGTGATGCCTATGGCATTTACTGATCCTCTGTCCATCACCATCTCCGGTACGACGACTCCCCTGCCTCGTATTTCTACGATGCAGGATGAGTCGATCTATCAGAGTGGTGATGGCCTCATACAAGTGCAGGCTTCCCACGACAGTGGGAAGCGTTATCGGCACTTGTTGAGGGTCAACCATTCGAAGCTTGCTCCGGATCCGTTCCGGCCAACTGAGAATGTCAAAGTATCGATGAGTCATTACATCGTCTTTGATGTCCCAGTAGCCGGTTATACGACTACGGAGCAAATCGCTGTGTACACTGGCTTCAAAACCATGTACACGGCTGCTACGGATGCGCTCATCACCAAGCTCTTGGGTGGTGAGTCGTAGAGGATCAAGAGAGGGATGCCGTTCGTATCACTGGCCACCCGGAAGGGAGGTTCGTGATCGACGACGTCGACTCTCTCGAGAAGAAAGAGGACTTGAACGAGACAGGAATCACCGTTTATTTGAAGCTCAACTATAAAGTTGTCCTTCTCATTGCGGTGGCTTTTGATCTCGTTCACGTGTCCCTTGACGAGTTCATTCTCAGACTGTTCAGGTTTTAAGACTTGGACATCTGAGTTTAGAATTCGCCAATGGTCTCTGATGTAGATGTACATCAGATGCCCCTTTCTTTGCGCCATTTTGGCGTTCCTGTGGTCTAGTGGGGAGAGTCTACTACGTTGTAGTAGGTCTGGTTGATAAGGCCAGATTCCCCGCTAGTTGAGTGTCATAGGCTAAGGATCTATTACCCTAAATGAGAGGGGTAGATGAAAAGCCTGATTTCACTCTGGTCCCGGGTTGCCGAGGAATCGGCAACCCAATGCTGTACGAGCGCCACTGATGACATTAATACCGTCATCAGGCGGACCGAATATGAGGGGTTATCGTTTTTAACGATAACCCTACCCGACCTTGGAAAAGCTACCCAAAAGTGGCTGGACCAAGGTCAGGTCGGGATCAACCCTTCCTTTTATCGAGGAAGGGGAAGGCTCCCCCTATTTCTAGGAGGTTTCTTCTCCCGTGTATTCGACCGGAGTAGTGGCACGTTACTCGATGAACCCTGTATTGACTCAATCATTGCCATTCGTCAACTTACGTTGATGTTTGGCAAGATTTCTTTCCCTTGCACTCCTGCAAGGGAGAGGAAGGCAATACAGAACTATATCGAGTGTGAGCAGGATGTCCGTCAGTCAGACATGGGACTCAG